AGCTAGATTGGACTATTGGAAATGAAACAGTAACAGGGGACGCTAATGTAACTCTTTCTGGTGTCTCTGCAGAGATATTCCAAGGAGATGAAACTGCATTTACTGATGTTACGGTAATTCTTGTAAATAGAGAGCAGAATAATATTAGCATAGGAAATGCTGTTGCTGGAATTAGTCAATTAGTTGTGCCTACAGGCGTGACAGCAACTACAAGTACAGGTATAATGGGTATAAATGCATGGGCTGTTATACAACCGAATGCAACTACTACTTGGTCAGTTGTTGACAAAGCGGCAGCTTAAGATTAAAATTATTAAATATTAGGAGTTATTTATGGCATCAAGTTATTCTACAGATTTAAAACTCGAACTAATGGTAACGGGTGAAAACTCGGGTACATGGGGAGATAAAACAAATACAAATTTAAACTTAGTGCAGCAAGCTATTGCTGGTTATGAAGAAGTATCTATTGCAGGAGGGGCACAAACTACTGCACTTGCAATGACAAATGCAACTCTTTCAAATGCAAGAAATGCCGTTATTAAATTAACAGGTACTATTACAGGGAATCAAATTGTAACAATTCCAGATGGAATTGAAAAAACATACATTATTGAAAACGGAACTTCTGGAGCATTTACAGTTGAGTTTAAACCTGTTTCTGGATCAGGAACAACTTGGTCAACAACTGATAAAGGTACAAAAGTATTATATTCTGATGGCACTGATATTAAAGATGTATTAGGAAATGCATCACAAATTAATTTAGTCAATCAGAATGAAGTAAGATTTGAAGATGCAAGTGGCGGTGAATATGTAGGACTTAAAGCACCATCAGCAGTTTCTTCAAGCTATACACTTAGCCTACCAACAGCAGATTCTGCTAATAACGGCTATGGATTGACAACAAACGGCTCAGGACAATTAAGCTTTACTGATGTCGCATCAACAGGCAAAGCTATTGCGATGTCTTTAGTTTTTGGTTAATATTAAATTATAAGGAGATAAAAAATGGCAGCACCAAATCTAGTAAACGTAACAACGATTACTGCAAAATCAACTCAAGGAGCTTTAACAACTACTTTGACAACTGAATTCTTAGCTAACGCAGCGGCTTCAGGTAAAGTATACAAAGTTAACAGCATCCTAGTAGCAAACATAGATGGTACGAACGCAGCAGATGCATCTGTATTTATTACAAAATCAGGTGGATCACCGATTGCAATTGCTTCTACAATTTCTGTACCAGCTGATTCTACTTTAACTGTTATCGATAAAAACACAGCTATCTATTTAGAAGAAGGTGATAATATCGAAGCAGGAGCTAGTGCAGACGGAGATTTAGTTATTACTATAAATTACGAAGAACTAAATTAATTTTAGAGGTTTTTAGAAATGGCTGAAAATCTTTTTGCAATCTTAGATGATAACTCTGTAGTCATAGACATTGTTGTAGGAAATCCTACGGATCTTTTTACTGAACAACAAATGGCTAGTTTTCAAGGAGTTGACGTCAGTAAGGTTAAGGAATACTCAGAAGATGGTACTTACCAAAACAGAGGTGTTGCTGGAAAAGGTATGACATATGTGCCAGGTGATGATTATTTCAAAGCTGTTCAACCTTTTGCAAGTTGGACTTACAATGATGCAGAAAGAGTATGGAAAGCACCTATTACAGAGCCAAAAGCTTTTGAAGAAACTTATAACTATTGGTGGAACGAAGAAAATCAAAGATGGATGGGTTATCCTTGTACAGGAGCACCTGACTACAATCCATCAGAAGACCCTAGAATTGATTATATTTGGAACACTACTAGTCAAGCATGGGAGAATCAATAATGAGTGGAGCATCTAGAAATTATTATAATAACGGCGGACTTATAGGTCCAGATAATGATCCGTCTAAAATAGCAGAATCAGTACAAACATTTACAAGTGGTGGAACATTTATTCCAAGTGGAGCCCCTACAGCAGAAATCGTCTTAGTTGGCGGCGGAGGGGGCGGCGGCTCAAACCGAGGAGGGGCAGGCGGAGCAGGTGGTGTATTATATGCATCATCTTACACTTTACCAGGTTCTCCTGTTTCAGTTTCAATCGGTGGTCCTGGCTCAGAAGCAGGTGGTAACACTAAAGGTAATCCTGGTGGTAACACTACATTTGATGGACACACTGCACAAGGAGGCGGTGGCGGAGGACGTCACGGAGGAGATTACGGTGCATACAGTGGTGGTTCTGGCGGAGGAGCTGGACACGCTATGGGAGGCGGTGGAGAAGGATCTGGACAACAAAGTCCATCAGGTCCATTTACAGGATACGGAAATCCAGGTGGTTCTGGAGGAGATCCATCAGGAGGTGGCGGAGGAGCAGGACAATCTGCTAGAGGAAGATCTCAAGGTGGACAAGGTATTCCATTATATGTAAACACTCCAACAGCATCACCAACACAATATTTCTTTGGTGGAGGCGGTGGAGGCCGTGGTGTTGAAGGAGGACAGGGAGGCGGAAGACACGGGCAGCCTGGAGGAGATAACCGAGGCGGCGGAGGTGGTTCGCACGGAACAGGTACAGGTGGTACAGATGCTCCAGGACAAGCTGGCTATGCTGCATTTAAACAACCTGAATTTTTCTCAGGTGCACCTGGTGTTTGGAGATTACAAGAAGTTTATCAAAACGTAAAAGACGGTAACTGGTCTAACTAGACTTTGATGTTAAACTAGTATACATACTAGTTATGAAATTAATGTCGGGCCCTAGAAAGCCTCAACCTGGTATTTTAATAAGTGATAAATGGTTTAATCCAGAAGAAGAAAAACGCATCTGGACAGAATTAGATTTCTACACTGATAAAGATAAATTCGAAAGAGCTGAAACTTCAGGTAATGTTGCTACAAATGGTGAAAATCAATTTCTTGGTGAACATTTTAGAATTCATCTAGATCAGCTATATACACGTCAAGCAAGAGAAGATGGTATATCTGACATATTAAAACATATAACAAAGTTTCAAGATTCAAATCTACATAAAGCTTTGAAAAACGCAAACAAGATGTATGCTAAAACCTTTACTGAAACAAATAGAACTTATTCACTTATATCTTATTATGAAAATAATGATTACTATAAGCCACATCATGATGTGTTTTTTTGGACAGGTTTAATTTGGTTTTTTAGAGAGCCTAAACAATTTACAGGTGGTGATTTAATATTTCCAGAGTTTGATAATTATAGAGTAGAGTGCTTGCATAATCGTTTAATTTTATTTCCTTGTTATTACTTACATGGTGTAGAAACAATAAACTTACCAGAAGAGAAAAGGGATAAAGGTTTAGGTAGATATACTTTAACCCATTTTTTTCATTTTGATGAACATTTAGCAGCACAAAATGCAAATAATAGATCAGTATTTTAGTAAGCAGATTCAAGACGAAATTGAATCTGTATTAAGTAGTAACGATTTTCCATGGTTCTTTATACCTGAAACGGTGAGTGGAAACAAAGAGTCTAAACTTCCTAAATTTAAGAACACTAAAAACACCTTTGGATTTAAACATTTTTTATATGATTTTAATGAAGTTAATTCTAATTATTTTAAAGACTTTAATAATCTATTTAAATTTAATAATCTTATAAGAGCTAAAATAAATTTACTCACACCTATTGCAGGTTATAAAAAAAATAATCACAATCAACCTCATGTAGATATAGATGACAAAGAACATGTTACAAAAATATACTATGTTAACGATAGTGATGGGGATACGTTTTTCTTTGATAAAAACCACAAGTTAATACAAAGAGTTACTCCTAAAAAAGGTAGACTTATTGTATTTAATGGGTTAATTTTACATGCAGGTAGTAATCCGATTAAATATGATAGAAGAATGGTTATTAATATAAATGAATTTAGACATTAATTTTTGGGTTTGGAATAAAGGTTTACCTCAACATTTTTGTGACGAGATAATTCAACACGGTAATTCCTTTGAACAAAAAGAAGGTGTTACTAGAGAGACAGAAGTCGGTGCCACAACTTTAAAAAAACAACAAAAGAAAATAAGAAGTAACAAGGTAGCCTGGTTAGAGGATCGATGGATATATGACCAGATAGTACCTTTTATTAATGATGCTAATAAACAAGCTGGTTGGAACTTTAACTGGATAAGGCCTGAATCTTGTCAGTTTACAACTTATTATGGTTCAGGTAAAAATTTTTATGATTGGCATTTAGATATGGCAACTAAACCATATGAATCAGGTTCTTGTAAAGGTTTATTAAGAAAACTATCAATGGTTATATTATTAAATAATCCTTCTGAATTTGAGGGTGGTAAATTACAATTTGATTTTAGAGATAAAAGAAAAAAAGAAATAATAGATGCTAAATTTGAAAGAGCAGGTTCTCTTGTTGTGTTTCCATCTTTTTTATGGCATAGAGTTACACCTGTAACTAAAGGAATCAGATACTCACTTGTAGTGTGGGTATGTGGAGAAAGTTTTAAATGAAAAAAGATTATCTTGTTATAAAACAGGCACTTAGTAAAGATGTATGTAATTATCTTTGTAGTTATTCTATGGTTAAGGCTCAAGCTTTAGCTAAGTTACAAGAGCATAATTTAATATCTGTTTATGATGTAAGGTTTGGTCAATTTGGAGATTTACAAATACCTAACCCATCAACTTTTTGTATATACGGGGATAGTGCATTTGATACACTAGTACTGCAACTACAATCTTTAATTGAAAAGAAAACTAAAAAAGAACTAGTTCCTAACTATAGTTATATGAGAATTTATAGAAAAGGAGATGAACTTAAGAAACATAAAGATAGAAACTCTTGTGAGTATAGTATTACTTTAAATCTTGGTGGAGATAAGTGGCCTATATTTATTGATGGTAAAAAAGTTAATATGAAACAAGGAGATTTAATTATATATAAAGGTTGTAAGGTAGAACATTGGAGAAAACCTTTTGATGGTAATATATGTTTTCAAGTTTTTTTACATTATAACGATAAAAAAACTTGCACCAGTCAATTTGATGATAGAGTGGCATTAGGGACATGGGCACAAGCAAAAAGGTAAAATACAAGGTTATAGATAATTTCTTACCAGAAGAAGAAATGGTAAAACTAGAAAATTTATTTGTGCATGATGTAGAATTTCCATGGTATTACCAACCTAATATATCTTTTAAAGAAAAAACTTCTGAGGGTAAATTATTTTATATGGTGCATTTGTTATATAGTAATCATAGACCTAACAGTGCTTATTTTCCTCATATCATACCTTTGGTTGAAAAACTAAAACCTAATGCATTAATAAGGATAAAAGCTAATTTTTATCCAAACCAAGGTGCAAAAACATTAAATGAATTTCATAGAGACTATCCTTTTAAACATAAAGGGGCTATTTTTTCTATAAATACTTGTAATGGAGGAACTTTACTATCTGATAATACTTTGATAAAAAGTATTAGAAACAGGCTATTAATGTTCGATCCGAGTGAATATCATGACTCAACTAATTGCACAGATAATAGTAAAGCTAGAATAAATATAAATATAAATTATTTTTAATATGAATTGGACTAAAGAATACGTAAATTCTATTATCTTAAAAACTAAATTTAAAGAACAAAAGAAGATAAAGAAACAACTTATGAAGTTGATAAACGATTCTCCTGGTGAAGAAAGTAAAAGGGTCGATGATTATTATAGAGATAATATTACAAAACATGATTTCGGCACTGCAGGTAATTTAGAACTTCCTTGGAAACAATTTTTTATGAAACATTTTACTCCGTATTGGGGTAATGCAGCTAGCACATTAGGTTATGAAAAACTACAGATAAATAAATTATGGTTTCAACAATATGAAAAACACAGTTATCATAACTGGCATACCCATGCTTCTAATTATACAGGTGTGTATTATGTAGATTTACCTAAAGGTAGTGCTGTAACACAATTTATTGATCCTAAAGATAATAAAATATTTTATCATGAAGCTGAAGAAGGAGATGTAATATTCTTTCCATGTTTTCTAATACATAGAGGATGTCAGCAACCAATTAAAAAACCAAAAACAATTATTTCTTGGAATTTAGATTATTTAACAATAAGAAAAGATTTACTTTATATCGATGATAAGCGATAAAATTATAATAGTTGGTGGGGGTAGTGCTGGATGGATGACTGCAACTACTCTAATAAGACTTTTTCCAAATAAAAAAATAACTTTAATAGAAAGTCCAGATACACCAGTAGTAGGTGTAGGTGAAAGTACTTTAGGTTTTATTAATGATTGGATGGATCTTATTGGTTTAAAAGACAAAGAATGGATGAAAGATTGTGATGCTACCTATAAATTAAGTATAAAATTTATTGATTTCTATAAAAAAGGTTCTGCAGGATTTCATTATCCTTTCGGTGTTCCTTTTGAACTAGGTTTACCCGCAGGTAAAAATACTTGGTCTTTTAAAAAAATGCATGAACCATTAACACCGTGGTCAGATTATGCAAGATTTCTTTATCCTGGAATGGCTTTAGTAGAATCTAATAGATTTGGTGAAAACATAAACGGAGATTTAGGTAATTTTAATCTCAAACAAAATAGTGCTTATCATTTTGATGCAGTTAAGTTTGGTCAATCATTAAAAGATAATATATGTATACCTGAGGGAGTTAAACATATTATTGAAGATGTTAAAACCGTAGAGAAAGATGATCACGGTAATATAGTGTCATTAAACAATAAATATTTTGCAGATTTATTTATTGATTGCACGGGTTTTAAATCATTATTATTAGGTAAAGAAATGCAGGTTCCGTTTGAAAATTATAACGACATGTTACCAAATGATACAGCTATAGCTTGTCAAATACCTTATAACGATAAAGAAAAAGAATTAGTATCTTTTACAAGTTGTACAGCTATTGAAAACGGTTGGGTATGGAGAATACCTAGTTGGAATAGAATTGGAACTGGTTACGTATATAGTTCTAAATACGTGAGTGATCAACAAGCTAAAATAGAATTTATATCTCATTTAATGACTACCTATTCAATAGATGCTAGAGAATTTAATTTTAAAAAAATTCCTATGAAAGTAGGATTACATAAAAATATATTTTTTAAAAATGTAGTAGCAATAGGTTTATCTGCAGGATTTATAGAGCCGCTTGAAAGTAATGGTTTATTTACAGTGCATCAATTTTTAATACAGCTCGCTAGATTACTAAGTAATGATGAAATAAATCAATTAGATAAAGACATGTTTAATAAAACATGTATTGATGAATTTAATAACATGGCAGAATTTGTAGCTATTCATTATTATTTATCTAAAAGAAATGATACAAAGTATTGGAGAGATTTACAAAATAAATCCATTAAAGATTTTGCAAAAATACCAAATGGAGATATACGTGAATTATTAAATCACAAGCAAGTAAACGGATTTAATAGTTATGGAGGGTTACATTGTATTGCAACGGGTATGAGAAATCTTGCTATTGATCCAATTGAAGTAAGACTTAGAAATAAAGTTGATAATATAAAAAAATTTGTAGAAGATTCATTATACACACAAATTAAAGCTAGGAATTTATTTATGGATGCTTGGAAACAGGCAGCCAAATCAAAACCAAAACTTATTGATGTATTAAAAGAAATTCATGAAAGCTCTTAGTTATTTACAAGAAATAACTAAAGGAATCTCTCATAGTGGTAAAGAGTTTTATGACCATTGTTATAATGTGTATAAAATACTTAAAAATTTAAAACAACCTAAACATGTGTGTATAGCTGGTTTATATCATTCTATATATGACACTGATGCGTTTAAAACTAATATTATAGTGTCTAGGGAAGAAATAAAAAAGATTATAGGACAAAAATCAGAAAGTTTAGTATGGCTTTTCTGTAATTTAAGGAACAAAGAAAACCATTTATTAGAAGCTTATCCAAATAAAAAAGAACTTTTTTATATAGCCTATGCTAATATGTTAGAGCAAAAAGATAGATTAGTAGGCACCGATATAAAAGAAAAAATCAAACAATATCAAGCTAAACTAACAGGCTTCTAACTTTATAAACATATAAAGATAGTGTAGAATAGGTATATGCCATTAAGAAAAGTACAATTTACACCAGGATTCAATAAACAAGCCACAGCTTCGCAGGCCGAAGGTCAGTGGACAGATGGAGATAACGTTCGTTTTAGATACGGTTCTCCTGAAAAAATAGGAGGCTGGACTCAAGTATTAAATAAAACACTTGTGGGTGCTGCTAGAGCTATACATACCTGGGCAGATTTAGATGGTAGAAAATTTGCTGCTATCGGTACAAACAAGATGTTGTACATTTATGATGGTAATGATTTTTATGATGTTACACCTTTAGATAGTTCCTTGAACGTGGCAAGTTGTAATATTACCACGGTCAACGGATCGTCCACTGTTACGATTACTTGTCCATCTGGACACAATTTAGAAATAGGAGATATATTAACTTTTGCTAATGCGGGTTCTTTTACAGCTGGGCAAACAGATTACACAGCTTCAGATTTTAATAACGTATTGTTTGAAGTAAAATCTATTCCTACAAATTTAACTTTCACAATTACTATGGCTTCTGCTGAAACTGGAACAGGAGCAACGAACAACGGAACTTTAGATACTAGACCTTATTATAAAATTGGGTCTTTGCTACAAGCTTATGGATATGGATGGGGTACAGGAACTTGGAATTTATCAACTTGGGGTACACCTAGAAATACTTCTAATGTTCAATTAGATCCTGCTTCTTGGTCTCTAGATAATTATGGAGAACTACTAGTAGCAACTATTAAAAACGGCCCTGCTTTTCAATGGGATCCTAATGGAGGAACAGGTGTAACAACTAGAGCATCTTTAATTACCAACGCTCCAACTAAATCAGTTATGTCTATCGTATCAGATAGAGATAGGCATTTAATATTTTTAGGAACAGAAACAACTATAGGAACAGCTTCATCGCAAGATAAGATGTTTATTAGGTTTTCTGATCAAGAAAATATTAATGATTATACTCCTACCTCTACTAATACTGCAGGTACGTTTAGACTAGACTCGGGGACAAAAATTGTTGGAGCAGCTAAAGGTAAAGACTATATTCTTATTTTAACGGATACTTCTGCATACTTAATGCAGTACGTTGGTGCTCCATTTACCTTTAGTATTAGACAAGTTGGTTCTAACTGTGGTTGTGTAGGTCAACATTCTATGGTGTTTGCTAATGGTGCTGTTTATTGGATAGGAGATTCTGGTGGATTTTTTATGTTTGATGGAACAGTTAAATCTATGGGTTCTTTAGTAGAAGACTTTGTATTTACCACTACTTCAGATAATTTAGGTTTTAATTTTGCAGCTGGTGAATTAACTTATGGTTCTCATAATAGTTTGTTTGGGGAGATCACTTGGTTCTATGCATCTGCCACCTCTAGTTATGTGAACAGATCTGTTACTTATAATGTTGGAGAACGAGTATGGACGACAGGTACTTTAGCTAGAACAAGTTATGCTGACGCTAATGTATTTGATGATCCAATGGCTACCAAATTTAGCACTTCTCTTGCTCCTACGACTCCTACTGTTAATGGAGTATCAAATGGTGCTAGTTATGTATTTAATCATGAAATAGGAACAAATGAAGTATTAAATAATGGGACTACTGTAAATGCCATACCAGCATACATTGAATCAGGAGATTTTGAATTAGATGTAGAAGGTAATGGAGAGTATTTTATGAGAATAAGTAGATTCATACCTGACTTTAAAGATTTACAAGGTAATGCTAAGGTAACTATTTTATTAAGACGTTATCCTGCGGATGTACAAACAAGTTCTACATTAGGGCCTTTTACTATTAATTCTACAACAGACAAAGTAGATACGAGAGCTAGATCTAGATTAGCAGCGGTTAAAATAGAAAATGTTGCTGTTGACGAAAGATGGCGATACGGTGTATTTAGAGTAGATATAGCACCAGATGGAAGAAGATAATGTCTAAAGTACAAGTATTTTTACCTGAACCGCCACAAGAGTTTAATCCAGAAACTTTTAGACAGATTAACTTGGCTATTGAAACATTACAGAATCAATTAAACACTAATTATCAAAAAGAAGCAGGGGAAACACAACAAAGATTTACTTGGTTTATGTCTGGGAGTAAATGCTAATGTCTTGTAATAATGTTAATGTTGAACCTACAGTAATAGGTGGTGGAGATGGATCAAATGCTTATGATGCATTTGGAAGATTAAGAGTTTCTAATCCATTTACTATTTTTGATAGTACAAATGTAATGTCAAAAAATAATCTTTTTGATGAATCTTTAACTGGATCAGGAACAG